CATGATGATTTTTCTTTCTCTCTTCATGCGTTTAACTCCATAACATGAGGTAAAACAGTGTAACGATTATCAGCACGCCTGTGATTCCGCAAATGACGCGTCTTGCGTGCTTCGCGCTTTGTGATCCGATCGCGTATGCTATCATTATGAAAGCTGCAAGAAACGTCGTCATAATGCCGATTGTCGTCAGCGTTCCGATAAATACTTCGTGTATTCTATTTGCCATGAACAATTTTTCTCCTTTTCTTTTTACTCATTACATACTGCGCCGGATTTATTGACGGTCTTCTGATTGGTCGTCTTGTCCGCATCTGTGCCCTGCTTTCTGCGATTCTTCGTTTGACCTGATAGCGCGCCGCCTGCGCGAATTGCTCCGCTTCTTCTTCCGAATACGGCTTTCCTTTGATCTTCTGGATGTAGTGCATAAATTCATGTGCTGTCGTTTCGATCAGTGTTTCTTCCGGTTCTGGAATGTCTGCCGCTATGTAAATCTTGTCGTTTTCTGTGTCAAATGCTGCAAATCCTTTCCGTCCGTCCTGTGCTTCGATGTGATCCGCGTCAAATGCGATTATCACGTCCACGCCGTAACGGTCTTCTGGATCTTCCAGATCTTCGATAATCTTCGGAAAAGCGTTTTGCAAATATAACAGCGTTTCCATGATCGTTTCGAAGTTCTCTTGAAAGTCCTTGAATTTCTTTTCGCCCGGTATTGGTTGCACTTGAAAACTAATTCTTGCCATTTACTCTCCTTTCGGGACTTGTCCGATCAGGCGTGCGCCCGTTAATACCAGTTCTTTTCCCATGATCTCGTATTTCCAGTCGCCGTGAAGTCCACATTCGCTGTTAAGTGTTCCCTGATAGGTGTCCCATGTTTTCTGTGTTTCGTTGTAAATCTGTAAAGTTACCATTTCCGTTGACTGCTGCCGGTCGGCTTCTTCCTGCGTGTGCTGTTCTGCTGCCGTTCCCGCTCCGAAACCGGAAATAAAAGCCGCGACTGCTGCCACTATGATGTAGAATTCAAATTTTCTTTTGCTCATTTACTGTCGTTTCTCCTTTCCAGTGGTATCGGGTAGCCGTCAGGAAGTGCGTTTATTAACTTTTCTAACTGGGTCAGTCCGATTTTCTGTATATTGACTAAGGCGTTCGGCTGACAGGCGTTTAGCTCTGTCATGTTCTTATGTATGCCGGCCGTGATATCGGATCGGAAGGCGGGCGTTAATGGTTTGTAGAATGTCATTTACGCCACCTTCTCTTCCATTGCGAAAACATAATCCATTTTGTACTCCGGTATTAACGCGCACGTTTTCAGTGCTTCGCCCAGTGTGAACTCTGTTCTTGCGTAGATTTTGTTCTGTGCGGACTTTTCAGAGATTCCCAACAGTTCCGCATACGCTTTGATTGTGATTCCTTTTCTTTTCAGGATTTCAACTAAATTCTTGTACATGGTATTCTCCTTTCTGTGGTTGTTCCCTTTCTATCGTGGTATAATCGCGATAGAAAGGGGGTGTGAATAATGATTGATGTAGAAAAACTTGCTCACGATTTGGCAATCGTGGCACTTTCTCAACGTCTCGCGGTTGAATTTGAAGGAAAACCGCTTGATGAAGGTCAGATCTACGGTTTGTATCAGGAATGTTTTGACAAGATGTTAAATCAGATAAACCGTGGAAGTCTTGAAACCTAAAGCGTATCTTTTGTACAGAATGGCGTCCGTATGTCGCAAGCGATCGAAGCACTTGTGACGCGGACGTTTATTCTTGAAACGATGTTTTTTACCTGCTGTACTGTGAAGCCCTCTTCTTCCAGATTCTTAAAGAATTTATCTATCGCTTCATTTTCTTTTTTTATTGCTTCGGTTTTCTCTATGTATGCTGTAGTTTCTGTGTGCATTTCCTCTCCTTTCTGTTGATTGATTACTATTGCAAATTCTCTTTTTCTTTCATATACTTTTTATACAGGTGTTACCGCACCAAGTACGAAAGAAAGGGGATTTTGTCATGTTTGTTTATAATATTTCAGAACTTCTTGAGAGTTTAAAGTCTGCTCAAGACGAAGGTTTCGAATATGTTTCACTTTCCATTCTTGATCCCGATGAAGAAGACGACGATCTGGATTGTGAAACTGTTGTTCTTGACTATGTTCATGATTCTTCCAGTAGCGAAGAAGATATGATCGATTCTGTTACTCTTCCAGAGGGCTATTCTCACTACTAATCGTTAAGTCAATTTCATATCCGTTTTTAAGAAGATGTCTCAATTTTCGGGACATCTTTCTTATTTCCTGAAGAACCGGTTCGACGTCTTCCCGTCTTTCGTCCGATGTGACTTTCAGTCTTCCGTTGCTGTTTCCTTTGACTGTGATTTTCATTGTCGTTCGCTCCTTTCTGTGGTGTTCCCTGTCCTTCAGTGATATAATCGCATTAGAAAGGTGGTGTTGTTATGTCAAACGAGGATAGAAAACAGAAGATTTGCGAAGATCTCGCGTTATTAAAGGTTTTTAAAGTCATGTGTCAGCATGATCTTGGTAATCTTTCAAATGCTCAAATTTACGGGATATATCAGGATAATTACGATCCCGCTGAATTTGAACATTGCGTAAATAATGGCATGCGCGAAGATCTCTAATCTTCCGGTCCCGTGACTTCTATGCTGCGGGCCTTTTATATTTCCGGTTGCCCTGATATCGTTCTTTTTTCAGAATGCTTTCTATTGTTCCCGGAATTTCTTCTGTTTCTTCCAGTGTCAAGCCTGTTTCTTCCGCGAACGTCAGGGCTTTTTCTGCTGCCGCTGTTACTCTCCGGCTGCTTTCAAGCATTCTTTCGACGTAGGTTTGTTTCTGGTTCATTTTCGCTCCTTTCTGTTGATTGATTTACCATAATGAGTAAGTCTGACTTAAATATATACTCACTATGGTATTTTGTCAAGTAATAAATTACCAGATTGAGTAAATGTTTTCTTTTTTCTTGTTCTTTGCATTTACTCTCTATGGTAATATTTTTCTTGACAATGCAATTTTTTTACCTTATTATGTAATTGTAACAAAAAGAAAGGAGGTTTATATCATGAATTTTCTTTCGAAATTAGACGCGCTTATGGCTGATAGGGAACTGAACAAAAGGCGATTAGCTGATGAAAGCGGGATACCTTATACCACTATTGTTAATTGGTATAAACGCGGTTACGACAATATGTCACTGTCTAATTTCAAGATTCTTTGCGATTTTTTTAATGTTACCATGGATTCACTGGCGCGTGACGATGTGGAAGAATTAGAAAAGCGCGTTCCAAAACGAAAAGGCATACATATTTCGAAAGAAGAAGAATTTCTTGTTACTTGTTATCGCGAAGCGGATAGCCTAGATAAAGAACTCGCTTTACGGGCTTTACACGCTCGCGAAAAAGGGGACGCCGAAAAAATGGCATAAAATCCCATTCGAGGAAGATTCAGGGAAATATCATTTCCCCTGACTTCTGGAATTAGTGTTCCCGCCTGCGGCGGATCGCGATTCGCCGCATCTTAAAACAGTATGCAAAAATAAAACGCCCACGGCGGCAACCGTGAACGTTTTAATAGATTGTTACCTGTCGACAGAAAAGGCCGGCTGTAGTAACTCCCTAGCAAGTGTTATTATAGCATAGGCCTTTTTCTTTTGAAAGGGCTTATTTTTTATACCCTTTTTTAGAAAAATAGAAAGGTTGTGTATATTATGGCTTATGCTACGAAAGTACCTGCTGCCAGTGCAGACGATCGGATCGTTGCGATCTATGTTCGTGTGTCGACTGGATATCAGGTTGATAAAGATTCGCTTCCGTTTCAGAAAAAGGAATTGAAAGCGTATTGCAAACATATCTTACACATTGATATGTCGCGTGTAGAGATCTTCGAAGACGCCGGGCGATCCGGCAAGAACACGAAACGGCCGGCATACGAAAGAATGATGCAGAAAG